GTTGCCTCCGCATCGGTAACTGGTAACAGGTAACTACCCCTTATATATAAAGGGGGTAGTTACCTTGTTACCGGGACGTACCGACGCCTTGCCCCCGGTAACTAGTTACGTTTTGTTACGCTCCAGTTACCAGTTACCGGGCTCAGCCTGTGAATGAGTCCATGGATAATTTTCTCTTGATTTTTCAACACGTTATCGCTTGGATTGTCGCAGCGTCGTCCGGTAACTGGTAACAACCGTTATAATTGTGGGTGTTACGTCACGGTGCCGAACCGGCGCGTCGCCCGGTAACTGATTGCGTTTTTTTTCTTTACGATCCAGTTACCCAGTTACCGGGTTTGGCCTGTGGATAATTCTGTGGATAACTATCATCAACGCTCATTCTTGCGGATCAACATCGAGCTTGCATGTGCCTCGTTGACCACTATCCATCCATGCTCGAACGGCTCGATGATCTCGGCCATCAGCAGGTCTGCGATGGGTTTTCCGGGTATGCTCGGTTTGATGTACTGCCTGGCCGAAGCCTCGCTGAGGCCCAGTTTCTCGGTCAGATAGGCTATCATAGCCGACCGGCTGAGATAGGGGCGACCGTCGCGCTCCTCGCACCCAGAAGCCCACCAGGCGTTTTCGAAAGTCTTGCGGTGGGCTTCGATCTTGCTTTCCTTCCTGCTGGCGGTGTCTACGGCCTCGGCCTGTACGACGACAGCCGACATAACCGGCTGGCCGTCCTCGTCGTACCAGCCGGGGATAATGACCTGCTGCAGCTCGACGTGGACAGGCTGGGCCAGCTCGGAGTCCTTAGACTTGCGCTGCACGATCTGCATTGGTTCGCCGTTCTTGCCCGGCACGATGCTGATCTCGATGTCCAGCGCACCGCGCCAGGCTGATGATCCGCGCGCCCGGTGCTGAGCATCCTCGGCCACGCCGGTGTGGTGAACCAGGATCACGCTGCAGCCAAACTCGTTCATCAGGCTGTTGCAGGCGTCCAGCATGGTCTTGGCGTCCTGGGCGCTGTTCTCGTCACCGGCCAGAAATCGGTGCAGCGTGTCTACCACGATGAGTGACGGCCTCACCGATAGGCCGCGCAGATGCTCCACGACCTGCAGATATCCGATCGGGGTGTTCAGATCGCAACCGTCCTTAGAGAGCCACATGGACAGGTGCCCGGCCTGGTGGTAGTGCTTCCAGGCCGCGATGCGCCCACGCAGGCCGTGGTGGCCTTCGCCGGCCAGATAGACCACGTTGCCCTGCTTGACCTTGTGGCCACACCAGTCGCCTACACCGGCGGCCATGCGCAGGCACCAGTCAAGCACCACAAAAGTCTTGCCGCCGCCAGATGGGCCGTGGACCATGATCAACGCTTGATCCTGCACCCACCGCTTTACCAGCCATGAGATGGGAGCGGGCTTGGCCGAAAAGTCGTCGGCAGGGATCAGCCAGTCGTCTGCCGGTGGAAGCAGCAGGCTGGCCAGATCGTGCCCCGCCCTGGCGTAGTCGTTTGCATCCATCCCATCGATTGGTGGTATGACCACACGCACGCCGTATTTGGCCGACGCCTGCTCAGCGTAGCGCTGACCCACGCCGGACGCGTCGTTGTCGGCCACGATCACTATATCCTGTGTTGCGCCGAACATCTCGCGCAGAATGCCAGTGACCGGCACCAGGTTGCTGGCGCTGTACGCCACGACGCATGGGCGGCCGGTAGTCTCGTGGATCGTCGCCGCCGTCGCGAAGCCCTCCGCCACGTACAGCGTGCCGGGTTCGTCCATCGTGCCCAGCATCCAGAACTTGCCGCCCGTCTGGCCGCCCGGATGGTAGAGCTTGCTGCCATCGTGGGCAATGTATTGCAGGCTGGAGAGTCTGCCGTCCTGGCCGTACAAGGGTACCACCAGGCGACCGTCGCCGGTCACGCGCGCCCCATGCACGCCGATGCCCTTGCGCTGCAGGTAAGGGTGCTCTGGGCTGGCTGCCTGGGCCGACGCCCAGATCTTCTCGACCGTGGCTGATGCCACCTCGTGCTGCTTCTCCAGCGCCGCGTCGCGCAGTGCCTTGGCCTCTGCCATGCGCCGCACGTGGTCCATCTCCTCGGCCGGTGAGAGCTGCCTGCCGACGTCCGCACGCCAAGGCGATTCAAACCCCATGCGCCAGCATCCGAACCTGCCTGCCGGGATGCCGTCTCCGAACGCCACGTACCAGCCAGACTTGTCGCCTGCCTTGGCGCTGCCCTTGGTGCCAGATCGAAACCTGTGCAGCTTGCCGTCGAGCACCACGTGGTCCGGTGGTTCAAGGCCTGCCGCCCGAATGGCGTCGATCAGTTGCTCCTCCGGTGGAGCGATGCGCTTTTCTGGTGGTGGCGACCAGGGGCCGCCGAGGACTTTTGACAGATCAGCCATTGTGTGTGGCCTCCTGGCGCATCAGGTAGGCCATCACGCGTCGCACCGTCTCGTACCTGGGGCTGGTCGAGCCAGCCATCAGGCGATACAGCGAGTTGGGATGAACACCAGCGCCACGGGCCACAGCCCGGAGATTGCGATCAGCAAGGAGCTGTCGGAGCTTGTCGAGTTCTGTCATGTTTCACCTCTTTTGAAAAAAAACGTCATCAGGTGTTGCAATCCTAACCGGTCGCTGGTAAAGTATCAACCACTGCGCGAACGGAATTGGCCGAAGGCGCAGCAACCCATGAAGGAGATGCCTGATGGCAATCAACGTAAAAACGACCGGCAGCCTGGCTGCCAACGGTGTGAAGGTACTCGTCTACGGGCAGGCTGGCGCTGGCAAAACTAGCCTGGTCAAGACGCTGCCCAACCCCATCGTCCTCTCGGCCGAAGGTGGCCTGCTGTCCATCCAGGACGCAGACCTGCCCTACATCGAGATCAGCGACATGGACACGATCAAGGAGGCTTACACCTGGCTGGCCGAGAGCGACGAGGCCAAGGCTTATCAGTCGGTGGCCCTGGACTCGATCAGCGAGATCGCCGAGGTGGTCTTGAACGCCGAGAAGAAGGCGACCAAAGACCCACGCCAGGCATACGGTGCGATGCAGGAGCAGATGGCCGACATCATCCGGGCCTTCCGCGACCTGCCAGTCCGCCACGTCTACATGAGCGCCAAGCTGGAAAAGACGCAGGACGAGATGGGCCGGATGCTGTACGCGCCATCGATGCCCGGCAACAAGACCGGCCAGGCGCTGCCCTACTTCTTCGATGAGGTGCTGGCGCTGCGGGTCGAGAAGGACAGCGAAGGCGTCACCCAGCGCGCCCTGATGTGCGACAGCGACGGCCTCTGGCTGGCCAAGGACCGCAGCGGCAAGCTTGAGGCATGGGAAGCCCCCGATCTGGGCGACATCATCACCAAGATACAGGGAGGCAAGTGATCATGGCCCTGCCAGACAAACTAACTGATGATCTCAACACGCTATCCGAGATGTGGCTTGCCGCCAAGGAGGCCGAGAAGGAGGCCACCGAGGACCGCCGCAGGATCGAGGACCGCATCAAGTCACTGGTCGGAGTGGCTGAGAACCTGGAAGGCACCGAGACGGTCGACCCGGACCAGTTCACGATCAAGATCGTCGGTCGCATTGACCGCAAGGTCGATAGCGACAAGCTGCAAGAGCTGGCCGCCGAGCACGGCCTGACCGATCACCTGTCCAGCCTCTTCCGGTGGAAACCGGAAGTCAACTTGGCCGTCTGGAAGGCGACGGACGAGGCCATCACCAAGCCTCTCGCCGCAGCAATCACGGCCAAGCCTGGCCGCCCCTCATTCACCATCATTCGCAAGGAGAAATAGCATGGCATTCCTCGGACAAACCTTCAACGTAGACGACCTGCCGCAGGGCAACACCTACGAGCCGCTGCCCGCTGGCTGGTACACCGCCACCATTGCTGACGCCGAGCTCAAGCCCACCAAGGACGGCTCTGGCCAGTACATCAAGGTCCGCTACGACATCACCGGCCCCACCCACCAGGGCCGCGTGGTGTTCGACAACCTCAACATCAAGAACGCTAGCGCCAAGGCCGAGGAGATCGGACGCCAGCAGCTTGGCGAGATCATGCGCGCCATCGGCCTGGCCAGGGTCACGGACACCGACCAACTGATCGGTGGCGTCCTGCAGATCAAGCTGGACGTGCGCGCCGCAACTGAGCAATACTCGGCACAGAACGAGGTCAAGGGCTTTAAAGCGATCACCGGCAGCGCGCCGACCTTCGCAGCACCTGCAGTCTCAACTGCCGCCTCAGCGCCAGCAGCGGCTGGTCCTGCCAAGGCCGCACCGCCCTGGGCCAAGGGCAAGTAAGCGAAAAAAAGACCAGCCCTGCATGAGCAGGCGCTGGTCGGAACCACGAAGGAGACACATGTGAAGATACCCGAGCCGAATCATAGCATCCAATCATTGATCGACAAGCACCACGAGTCGCTGGCCGAGCCGCCCAGACCGCACATGGGCTGCAGCCAGCTGGGCCACCCCTGCGACCGCTGGCTGTGGCTGTCCTTCCGGTGGGCCGTCCAGCCCAAGTTCCCCGGCCGCATTCTGCGCCTGTTCCGCAGGGGCCAGATGGAAGAGGCCACCATCGTGTCGGACCTGCGCGCCATTGGTCTGGATGTGCGTGGCGCAGGCAAGCAACAGGCGCGTGTGGACTTCGGTGCCCATGTGTCCGGAAGCATCGACGCCATCATCGAGTCAGGCGTTCCTGAAGCGCCCAAGAAGCGCCACGTGGCCGAGTTCAAGACGCACAGCAAGAAGTCCTTTGACGACCTGGAGAAGAACGGGGTCGAGAAGTCCAAGCCTGAGCACTTCGTGCAGATGCAGCTCTACATGCACGGCACCAAGATCGACCGTGCCTTGTACGTGGCTGTCTGCAAGGACGACGACCGCATCTACACCGAGCGCGTGCGATACGATCGATCGGTGGCCGAGCGGTATATCGAACGAGGCAGGCGCATTGCGCTGTCCGACCGCATGCCAGAGCCGATCAGCACCGACCCGAGCTGGTATCAGTGCAAGTTCTGTGACGCGCACGAGTTCTGCCACGAGACCAAGACCACCAAACACGTGAACTGCCGCACTTGTGCGCACAGCACGGCCAAGGAGGACAGCACCTGGCGATGCGAGCGCCACGACGCTGACGACATCCCGGTCGATTTTCAGCGCACCGGCTGTGAGTGCCATGTCCTGCATCCTGACCTGGTGCCTTGGCAGCGCAAGGACGGTATTGACGAATGGACCGCCGTCTACGTCATCGAAGGCCGCGATGTGGCCAACGGTGAAGGCGACGCGCACGTCTACACCAGCAAAGAGATTCTGGCCAATCCAAAGATGTGCAGCCTTGGTGACGAGTACGTCGAGAGCATGCGTCAAGAGTTCGGTGGGAGGATTGTGGGATGACTTTCAAGTGCCCTGAAAAGTACCGTGTGCAGCTGCCTGGCTACCCTGCAGGCGACGAGCGCAATGGCTGCTTCATCGTGCCGCTGAAACACCAGCAGAAGCATCAGTTTGATGACTTGACTATCTTTGGTTGTTGTGTATAATT